ACAAGTACGGTAATAACTTCCCTAACTTGCAGCAAGAGTTCACTGGTAACACCTCGTTCGTAGGTTGTGACATTGGCTTTAACACGTTAGATATGTTCTTGGTTACTGATGGTAAGACATCGCCAAACCTATTTGAAGGTATTGAACGTGAAGGTGTTATGAAGATTGCGACATTGGTTGCTAAGAAAGTTAAAGAGCTTCATGGTCGTCAAATTACTTTGCACGAAGCAAAGGAAGTTATTGACACCGGGATTTACAAGCTCCGTGGTACCAAGCACGACTTTAAGCCTTATGTTGATGAAGTCAAAAAGTCATACCTTAAAGACTTGTTAGTTCTTATTGAAACCAAGTACGGTAAGATTCTTGATAAGTGCGACTTCATTAGCTTGTCTGGTGGCGGTTCAACAATCTTCAAGAGTACTGATGATGGTTTCATTCGCATTCCAAAGACTAAGCATGAGTACTATAATGCTATCGGATTTTTCTTATTCGGTAATACCAAAGCCTAATGCGTAAAGAGCGAGAAAAGTATATTCTTCTCGGCAAGCATGTCATCCCTGTATATGAGTTAAAAGATGGCCAACTCATAACAGCGGGTGACATTTTTGACCCTGCAGAAGTTAAGGTGTACACAAATAAATTTGACGCAATGTATGATAAATTGCTGAAAGATTTACACAACGGTAAATCATTAGAGAACTACAAAAGTTCAAAATATTATCAACAATACATTGATAGATTAAAGATTGATAATCCGGAATATGTTTTATGAGTGTTATTGATATGACTATTTTACCGTTTGGCCCTGTCTTAGTTAAGACTAATGTTAGTCATGATGAGTTCACAAGACTTTGTGAATACATTATGCACACAAGAGAGCCAGATAAAAAAATTGGTTGTTGTGAACAGCAAGTTGGATTTGAGGATGAGTACAATGAAAAGATTTTCTCAATCGTTAAGCCCAAAATTCTTGAATATCTAAAGGTCGTTGGGAATCTTAAATATGAGATTGAATATGACTTCGATATTAGGTACGATGCAATAAGATTAGTTACGCAAAATTCAGGTGAGTCAAATGATATTCATGATCATACATCTGATATTACTTTTGTGATTTACATTGATATCCCAAATGGAATTTACGGTGAACAGCCAGGAATGAATAATCAACCTGCGGGTTCAATTGAATTCATGTACGGTAAAGATGTTCGTGGATTTAGGGTTGAGCACTTTCTAAATCCAATCGAAAGTCATGTGCACATGCCAAAAAATGGTGATATGTTTATTTTTCCAAGTGCTTTATTCCATCACGTGAATAAGTTTAAGACTGATGCGAAAAGAATTTCACTAGCCGGCGATGTCAAGATCAAAAACGTAATGAATGTTAATAGACTGTAATTTATAATCAATTTTTCGAAAATGAAAGGACCAATATGTTTAATAAGAATGTGATCGATGTATTACAACAAGTAAACGGTGTGACAAACTCCGTGATTTTAAAATTTCCCCAAACTGTAGCCGTTTCCGAGTCTCAGGACTTGATGCTATTAGTTGACATCTCTAAGTTGGATGGTGACTCTTTCCCAGAGATCGGTTTGAAAGATTCTCTTTCTGACTTTCTAGCTTTGTTTAAGCTATTCCCTGATGATCGTTCTATCAAGATCGAAGGTAACACAATTGATGTTGCATCAGGTAGCATGAGTTCATCATACATCATGGATAACACCGCCTTGATGGATGCATATAACAAACAGCCTGACCAATTCACAAAGACAGAAGGTGTGCCATCTGTAGCGACTTTTGACATTGGGTTAGATGACATCAAAAATCTAAAGTCCGCAACTGGCGTGTTCAAAGATCTATCTGAAGTTATCTTTAAATCACAAGATGGCGATATGAAAATCAGTCTTGGTGCAACAAACAAGTTCAATGCTAAATCAAATACCTTCAGCGTTACTAAGTCAGCAAACACAAGTAAAGAATTTGAAGTTAAGATCCCTGTTGATAACTTCAAGATGCTACCAGCTTCAGAATATACCGTTGATGTAAAGTATAATTCATCACGTGATTCTTATCGTATTCTTATGACTAACAAGTCACTTGAAGGATTTAAGGTTCTAATGTCTGTAAAGGTTTAAAGCCTCATGCAGTACTTCAAATATGAAGGCGAATGGCGATACACGGGCGGCAAAGCTGGCCGTGTTCAAGTGACGATTTTTGACTTGCAGACTGGTCAAAAACATATGCCGGTCATCACTAATAAGAACAAAGCTTATAACAAGTTTATCAATTACTCAATGTGGATCGGTAGCACCCAAACTGGCTTTAACTTCACATGTGTTTTTAGGCAAGGTTCCTGGGTTCAGGGATTACATAAAGTCCAAATTTATTTAGACGAAGCAGCTTTTAAAGAAGAATTTGCTGAGCATCTTGTATAAATAAGTTTAAACAAGGATATTTTATGTCATTTAAAGATTTTTTAGCTGAAGACTTTGCACACTCTCTAAAGATTGACAAAGTTCTACAAACATCACTTGAAAGAGCAACAGGCTATAAATTCAAGTTAAAAGTAATTGGTAATCGTGATGATGCAACTTATAACTTTAAACATGAAGAGACTGGTCTTTTTGTTTATGTTGAGGTTAATGGTAATGAGAGTATCGCCAAGCCATATTGGACGTTGTCTATGAAGGCGCCAAACGGTAAAGAAGTTAAATTAGATGATTGGAGAACTGAGGTTGACGATAACTTTATCAAGAAAGAATTATTTTCTGGTGAAGTTGCTCGAAGAATAGCAGATGCTATTGAAGATGAACTAGACGACTAATCTAATTTTATAAATAATTTTATATAGCAGCAGAATATTAACCACTCTGCTGTTATAATTTTCGAATACAGTCCGCGACCGACTATAAACTATTGAAATATCGACGTACATTAAGGAGAATATTATGATCGACGCAAGCGCATTTAACTTTGACGCAATGAAAGAAGCCGTGGGTGTTGACCCATTTGCTCAGGAATCTAACAAGTATGCTGAGGATAACCGCTTCTATAAACTAGGCAAGGACAAGAACGGTAGTGGTGCCGCTCTAATTCGATTCCTTCCAGACTCTGAAAAGGGCATGATCCAAAAGCTCTTCAAAGTCAATACAACCATCACAAAGAACGGTAAGAAACGTTTCGTTTCCGAGTTCTCACCATCATCAATTGGCCAACCATGCCCATTCCAAGAAGAATGGCAAAAGCTATGGAATGCCGGTGACAAAGAAGGCGCAAAGCTATTCGGTCGCGGTATTAAGTACATCGCCAACATCAAGGTCCTAAAAGATCCAGCTAATCCTCAGAACGAAGGTAAAATCTTCTTGTATGAAATGTCTGGTGCCATGAAGGACAAAATCCAAAACGCAGTTGACCCATCTGAACAAGATCGCGCATTAGGTGCACTACCTAAGCAATTGTTCAACCCATTAGCCGGTAACTCATTCCGTCTCGTGGCTAAGAAAGGTGCTAACGGTCAAATCAACTATGACTCTTCAGAAGTTGTGAATGAAATCACTAACATCTATGGTTCTGTTGATGAAGCATTGGAAGATATCAAGAAAAATACACACAAGCTATCAGATTTGATTAAGGCTGAGTCATTCATGCCTTATAACAAATTGCAAGACAAGCTTCGTTGGGTAACCTTCGCTGATGTTGAAACTGTGACACCAACAGGCGGTCTAACTGCTGAAGCTGCTGTTGCCGTGGCACCAATCGTTGAAGTAACACCAGCTGTTGCATCAATCGCTACACAGCCAGTTCAAACACAACCTGTCGCAGTCGCACAAGCTGCAAAGCCTGCATCTAACAGTTTGGATGATTTGCTTAACGGATTGGTATAATCGGGCGTAAGCCCTTTTATACGGAGGTTAAGCAATGATTCTGATTGATTTTAGTTCTATCATTCATCGGATGATTCATACATCCGTGTCGAATGCTAAACCAAACAAAAAAGATGGCAAATTCATCACTTCAGAATTCATTGGCTTAACCAAGTATTACATCCTCCAGGAGCTGTTCGCTGTAAAGCAAGAGCATGCTCCTAACTTTGGAGACATTGTAATTTGCTTGGATAAGTCATCTGATGGATATTGGAGGAAAGATGTTTATGCTGGCTACAAGGCTGGTCGTAAGAAAGGTCGTGAAGAATCAGAAATTAATTTCTCCGAGGTATTTCAGGAAATTGAAGGGTTAATCACCCAGATGAAACTGAACTTACCTTGGAAAGTTATTGAGGTTCCAAAAGCAGAAGCTGATGACATCATGTTGGTTCTCGCAAGAGAATTTAATAAGTTCGAAAAGATTCTGATTCACAGCCCAGATAAAGACATGATTCAGGCACAGCGTGATACTGAAAATGTTTTCCAATACAGCGCCCTTACAAGAAAGTGGATCGTGCCTGAGAATAAACATTCTCACATGGACCATTGGATTATGGAGCACGTTGTACTAGGTGATGCTGGTGACGAAGTCCCAAAGGTCATTGACCATACTGAGTTCAGCAAAACATTCTTGGATTACCTATCTAATGCCGGGTATAACATCAAAGATCCGATTGAATTCAAAGATGCAAACATTAGCAAGGAAGAAAAGACTAAGCTGATTGTTGACTTTGATGTATTCAAATTGAATCGTAAGAAGGAAAGTACAGGTGTTAAAGACATCTATAAAGATATCAAATTCGGCCCAGTAACCTTGCAAAAGGAATTGGAAAAATTTGGTTCTTTAGATAAGTGGTTAGATTCACATCCGTTGTATAGACCTCATTATGAACGAAATTTTAAACTTGTGATGGAGGAAGGAATTCCTACCGACATTTGGAATGAAATCATCGTTCGTTTCAAGGAAGCTTCTAGTGCTTATAACGATAAGTCCTTTGAGCAGTATTTAATTGATAATGAGTTAAAATCTATTTTGATGGAACTTCCTAATCATTTTAAGATTACTCGTGAATTGACGGCTGATGATTTTGGTTGGTAATGTATATCATTTTTTACCGAAATTATTTACGTTGTAATAGATTAAATTCGCGTGATGGCGACAGATATGTTGTTTTTACAGGTGAAAAATCTGGTACATACGTTAATGATGTGGAATTTGTTGATAGTGTTGAGAATATGATGGATGACGCTCAATTAAAAGAGCGTTATCCTGAATATTTCGTATAAGAAGGATAGAGAATGTTAGACAGACTTGATGTGAAATACTTCAAGCTTGCTGTTGGATTGGATAGCATCGGTAGAGAGAATGATGTTGATATCACTGCTCGTTGTCCTGTATGCGGAGACTCGCGTTCCCACAAGAACAAGAAGAGGCTTCATTTATACATTAAGAACGGCGTGACTAACGTCAATTGCTTTAACGGTGATTGTGCTGTTCACAATAAGACGATGTACAGCTTTTTGAGGGATTTTTTCCCAGCATATATTGGCCAATATAAGAAGGAACAATTCGGCACTACAGTTGAGAAACTGGCTCGAGGTGAAACCGACGATGTATTTGGTCAATTCAAAAAGATAGAAGTAAAGAAGGATAGTGAAGTACTCGTTCATGATCTAACGCCATATCTCCGAGATATCGCTGAGGTGCCAGAAGCCTTGGGATATCTCGCGGGACGTGGTTATACATATAAAGAAGCTCGTTTTGGTAAGTGGTATTATGGGCACCAAGATTTAAAGATTGGTGATACTCTTTATAAGATCACTAATGCAATCGTGATTCCTTTATATTATGAAGGTAAAATGTACGGATTCTATTCACGCAATATTGCTGATAAGACATTCTACACATATATGCATGATGCAAACATTGGGTATAAGATTTGGAATTGGTTCGGTATTAAGAAGGATCATCCTGTCTTTATCTATGAGGGTATCTTTGATGCAATCTCTGGTGGGTTACCAAACTCTATTGCTCTTATGGGAGCAAAGTTACCAGAAGAACGTTTGAAAGAACTTAAGCACCCGGTCTTTGTATTAGATAATGATAAGACGGGTATTGTGAATAGCATTGAGTATGCAAGACGTGGACATCAGGTTTATATTCAACCAGATAAGTACCCAGAAAAAGATATGAATGATACATTAATGATACATAAGGATGTAAATGTATCATTAATGATACAAGAAAACCTGTATGCAGGTATCTCCGCAGAAGTAAGGTTAAAAGCCAAACTTTAATTAAATAAATAGAAATTATAATTATAAGGAGAAGGACTTGTTCATTCATACAACAGACCGAATTATTAATCTTCAGAATGTGTCCAATATTAACATTCTTAAAGATAGTAATCGGATTATTTTTAACATGAATTACAATATTGAAATTTCATATTTTGATAAAGTAAGTCGAAGAGAAAAGACAAAGCTAATTAGTGACTATGTCTATTGGGACGCAGACAATTATAATGTCATGCAAGCGAACCTAAAAACATTACAGACTACAAAGTATTTTATTGAGAACTTCATTAGACAGACGGAAGGTCATGGATTCATTAATAATAATGAGATCAGTTCTGTAAAGTTCAGTGATAAAAAATACAGAGTTATTTTTAACTTAAGTCACCCAATTACATTTACCGACTTTGACGGTAAAGAAAAGATTACATCCGAATTCGTATATGTGAATTGCATTGACCAAAATCAGTACACAACATATGTGAATTATGTAAAAACAGAGTTAAACAAATCGAATAACTGACCAACTTGATTAGGAGAGAAAAATGGAAATTCGCACATCAGAAGAAGCACGTACAAATATCGAAGAATTCACTAAACGATTTTTGAATCTACAAATGCAAAAGAAAGCACTTGACCAAGATATCAAAGCGTTAAAAGATGAGTTCAAAGAGGAAGGCGTACCTGTCGGTATCGTTACTTCCGTAATTAATAAAATTAAAGCCCAGAAGAAGAAATCAGATTCTGAAATCTTTGAAGAAGATACAATCAAGGAATGGTTGGAATCTAATGCTGACATTGATAATGACATCGGCGCGTTAATCGCAAAGTAATATGCAGTTTAGGCCTTATTCATTTAGTCGTTTAAGTACTCATAAACATTGCCCACGCAAGTTTAAGTACAACTATATTGATAAGGCTCCTAAGGGTAAAACTGATATCACGGCCCTGCTGAAAGGTGGGGCCATTCACTCTATTATTGAGCATTACCCAAATAAGACTGCGCATAAGTTAGCTCCTAAATATCAACACATCGTTGATAAATTCATTTGCACAAATCTTGGTGAAAAATACCTAACGATTGATAGTGTAAGAGAGTTTGATTTTGGGCTAACTGAGAAACTGGAGCCTACATCATATAGTGATAAGAATGCCTTATTTAGAGGTAGTGTTGACTTCATCTGTACTATCGACAAAGTACTGCATTTATGTGATTGGAAATCAGGTAAATACAAAGACCCTAAGTGGCAAGAATATGACCAGCTTATGTTCTACGGGATTTACTTCTTCCAAAGGTACCCAACAATTGATACTATCAAAATCTCGTATGTTTATGTCGAACATGAAGATATGGAGAATGCACTAGTTCTTGAAAGATCATATTTGGATACATACATCAGCCAACTGAACGAGCTTATCGTCAATGTTGAAACTGACCAAGTGTGGTGTAAAAATCAAGGCAAATTGTGCGAGTACTGTGAGTACAAAGATCATTGTGATTCGGATACCTAATGTATAAATAAATCAAAACCATTAAAGGAAGATAATAATGATGGAAAATCTAAATAACAAGAATCTGATGGTGGAAGACACTACAGGTCCTGAAGCACCTAATATTGCGTCAACCGATAGTAACCTAACTGTACAGGAAATGTTTCAACAGACATCACTACCGTCACTTGGTAGATTGATTTTCTCTGTTGTTCCTGCACAAGGTCCGACTTCTGGCATTTTTAACGTCAGAAAGAAAGCTGGTACTAATAACTTTGAATTAGTCCGTAGAGACGTTGACGTGTTCCCAAGCGAATCAATTAAGACTGGTTTGACTAAAGAAGTTATTCATGACATGCGTGCTCAATTCGGTTTAGCAGCTAATGACATTATTGGTACATTATTACGTGGTCTTGCTAACGAGCAAGAAAATGATCGTACTTTAGCATTCTTGGAATCAACATCAAAAGCAGAATCCGATTTGAACTTAACAAATTCATTAAATGCAGAATTGAATACTTTTGAAATTGGTCAACGTGTACACGAATTAATTTTACGTGCTAACACTATTAACACAAGAACATACGATTCATTCTGTGTATTGCCTTATACTTTTGCTGCATCTTTTGCTGCATTAAACACATATGTTGGTGGTATGGATAAAGACGAATCAGGCTTGTTCATCTCTGAAATTGGTAACACAAGATTCTTCTTGAACCCAGATGCAACAAGTACTAAAGCATATGTTGGTTTGTTAGATCGCCGCAACATGAGCAAGTCAGCTGCTGTATTCACTCCTTACATGGAGACTGTTGTTGAAGCACAAGACCCAGATTCTGGTGAACCAACGTACTTCATCTTTAACCGTTTCAGTATTGCTGCATCGCCATTGCATGTGACTGGCAATGAAATGTTGTTCAAGTTCAACATCATTCAATAAGAGGTGATATATGTTAGGATTGTTCGGAGATAAAAAGACTAAAGCTGTTTATTATAGAAAGAAGAAAGAACTTAAGATCACTGGGTTAAATGCAACAATGGTTAAGTTCTTGGAGCTTGTCGGTAATAAAACCGTTAAATCCTCAACACGTTCATCAGTAACCATTGATGTTAAAAATGTTAAGGATGTTGAACAAGCATTAAGCATGATCGAGATTGTGAATGAGGTCAAGTAATGAGCTATGTTAAGTTTTTAAAGAAAGACGATGCTCATACCGATCACCCTGCTCAAAAGGTCCATCCGGAAGTTATCATTGAAGCTAAGCAAGATGATACAATCACCGAGGCGAAGAAACCTGAAGAGTTACTTAGGGGAGCTGGTTTCAAAATCAGACTAGTAACCCCTACATCATTCGGTACGCAAATTGATCTTGCTAAATCATATAACCCAGATGAAATCACAAAGGTTCTTATAGGCTTTAATTTAAAGTTCAAAGATAAATCAGTTTTCATCGTAAACTAACAAGGATATCATATGTCATTTAAAAATTATATTAATGAATCATCAAGGTTCGATGATTCGGCAGACGCAACGGAGTTTTTCGAAAAAATTGAAACAATGATGAAAGATAAACGATTGTTTGATTGGGCTAAAGCAACAGACAGCAACTATGATTCTCATTCTGTTCAAAAGTTGCAAAAGGCAATTAAAGCTTACGAAGATTTTACAGAAGAACTTTATAACGCTGAATAATTAAAGAGGCTTAGGCCTCTTTTTTTTAACTCTTGGTGTGGTATAATAAATAAATCATTTGAAGGTAAAGACGGATATGCAGGAAAAAGTTACGATATTTCACGCCAAGAAGACACAATCTAAAACACCCTTGTCGCCATATGACGATAATACATTTGTGTTTGAGACATATGAGGCACAGAGTAACTTGCAGATGTATTCTGTCATGGTGTCT